GACATTTTGAAATCTCACTGGTTAATTCAATAAATACTATTATGTAATATTTACTTATTTAGAGCAACCGGAATATGGCAAAACCTTTAGAAAATGTGCTGATAAAAAAGCCAAATATGCAGGAAAGCTACACTGAACAACAACTTCGAGAAGTTATCAAGTGTGCTGATCCTGTAACAGGCCCGCAGTATTTTCTTGACAATTATTTTTATATTCAACATCCCACTAAGGGACGTATGCTCTATCGACCTTTTGACTATCAACGTAGGTTAGTAGACACTTACCATAATTATAGATACAGCATAAGCCTTATGCCGCGCCAAACAGGAAAGTCTACTACGGCAGCAGGGTATTTACTTTGGTATGCAATGTTTGTGCCCGACAGCACAATTTTGGTGGCAGCACACAAATATACTGGGTCTCAAGAAATTATGCAGCGTATTCGTTATGCATACGAAAGTGTACCTGACTTTATTCGCGCTGGTGTTACTAGTTATAACAAAGGCAGTATAGATTTTGATAATGGATCTCGTATAGTCAGCGCCACTACTACAGAAAACACGGGTCGTGGTATGTCTATATCATTGCTATACTGTGACGAGTTTGCATTCGTTCGACCGACTATTGCAAGTGAATTTTGGACTTCTATTAGTCCTACTCTGGCCACTGGCGGTAAATGTATCATCACAAGTACACCAAACAGCGACGAAGATCAATTTGCTCAAATTTGGCGACAAGCAAACAAGTGCATTGATGAATACGGCAATGAAACTGAACTAGGTGTTAACGGGTTCAGGTCGTACAGAAGCAAATGGCAAGAACATCCAGACAGAGATGATGCATGGGCTACTGAAATGCGAGCTCAACTAGGAGAAGAACGTTTCCGTAGAGAAATGGAATGTGAATTCATTATATATGATGAGACACTAATTAATCCTATTTTTCTAACAGAAATGGCTGGTATTGATCCTTTAATAAAACAAGGTCAAGTACGCTGGTATAAAAAGCCTGAGCAAGGAAATGTATATATTGTTGCACTAGACCCTAGTTTAGGCACAGGCGGTGACCCAGCAGCAATTCAAGTACTAGAGTTACCTAGTATGAAACAAATAGCAGAATGGCAACATAATAAAACGCCAGTCCAAACTCAAATTAAAATTTTATCTGAGATTACAAAAACTTTAGTCGAATCTACAAAATCTAACAATGATGTTTATTACAGTGTCGAAAACAATACTCTAGGCGAAGCAGCTTTAGTGGCTATAAGTGAATTCGGCGAAGAAAATATTAAAGGTATGTTTTTAAGTGAGCCTAAAAAACAAGGATCTAGTAGAGTATATCGAAAAGGTTTTACCACTACTAATAAATCAAAATTGTCTGCTTGTGCGAAATTAAAGAATTTAATTGAAACTAGAAAATTACATGTTGCCAGTAAAGCCCTTGTAAGCGAATTAAAAACTTTTATTGCATCAGGAAGTGGATATGCTGCAAAACTTGGGGAAACAGATGATTTGGTTATGTCGTTAATTCTTGCTGTTAGGATGGCAGTGTTCTTAAGAGAATTCGACCCAAACTTAGACGAAAAATTAAAAGATGACAGGGACGACATAATAATGCCCATGCCCTTCATAATGATTTGATAACCGTTTAGCATAAATATAATACCATGATTGAAATTGATAAAGTAGCCGAAAATTTATTTGACAAGATTCGCAGCCGATTTGACTCTGTTAATATTGGAGACGAAAACGCCAAAGCCACTCTGGATCCTTCTTTGGCCAGATTTTTTAATTTCGATTATATCAAAGACGGCAAAGAGTTTGGAAACATAACAATCAGTCTAGTAGATGACAACAATCTCAAAGTTTATTTTGATAAAGAGATTGATAAAGGCATGTCTCTGGAAGAAAAAAAAGTATGGTATGCTTTTTTAAAAAATTTAAGACTGTTTGCTAAAAGAAATTTATTAACTTTTGACATCAGAGACATTGCCAAAAGTGGATTAAATCTGCGAGATCTGAAACACGCTAACAAAAATGCAGAAGTATTAGGCAAAGACGATATCCGTGTAACAGAAAGCAAGCAATACGGAACAAGTCGCAGCAGTTACGAACTTTACGACAATGTAAAAATTATAGCCAGACACAGCAAGCCAATTGTAGACGAAACTCGTCCCGGTGCAAGAAGCCGAAATATACATGCATTCTACATCGAGAATTCTTTGGGTGAAAGATTTAGATTACCCGAAGGCACTACATTTAATGGCGCAAGAGCCTATGCTCGTCACGTAAAAAATAGTGGCGCAATTCACGACGATTTTGGACAACATATAACTAAAATTATTAAAGAAATGTCATCGTTGAAATTGTTTGTTCGAAATATGCGAGGCAGAACCTTCGAAGACATCGAAACATCTCAAATGGTAGAAAGTGCCATTGATCATTATGGTAAATTACATCGAGACTTATTTACTATACGAAGTCAGAGAGGGTATGACCAATATAAATCATTGTGGCAACCAGAAGTAGTAGACGAAGACCAATTTGACATTGACGAACTTCGTGAACGATTTGTTCGCAAAGTGTTTGATGATAGATTAATGGATGCACTACCTGTGGTTCGACGAGCATATATGCAAAGAAAAAACGCTGTGTCAGATGAATTTGAATCATGGGCCAACGGTATAATCGAAAATATCGGTAATACCATAGACAATCAAAATAAAAAACATGCTAGCTTAAAGTTAGATGTGGAAGAAGACTCAGAAGATGACAGCGGTAATACAGACAGTCCGTTTGCAAATAGTTTAACTGCGGCAGATTCAGATGGCAATGTAATAGACGGCGATGCGGAAGACGAACGATTAGTTCAACTTTTTCAAGAGCATGGATTCGAATTTAGATTTAGCGACGGAGTATATTATTTCGAAAGTCGAGAAGAACTAGAGCGAGCCAAAGATATTATAGCAGCATGGGATCCACATTTTGAATTCCCACGTATGGGAGTTTACGATTACGGATATGGCAGCTACGGAAGTACTACTGCTGATCGAGAGATTGGCAGTTACAGTAATGGTGTTCGCGAAGATGTCAGCGATTCGTATTTGCAATTATTTAAAAAATTAGCCAGCCGCATCAAGTAATAAATGTTTTCGATAAAGAATTCAATGATCGAATTCGATATGCGTAGATTTATCGATTTTGAAGGTAGATGGAGAGTTTCGCCTGAAGTACTGATCGATATTCTAAACAGCAACAGTTACCGTCGAGTTTTATTTAATTTTTTGGACTGCGTCGATTTTGAAATAAGTGGCGCTGACAGTATACTTCGATATGTCTGTAAAAAATGTAAACTACTACCAAATAATGTAATTATTGCACTATATGATCCAGCGGAATTGGAATATGCATCTGTATTCCAAGGAAAACCGATGGCACTATCGTCGATGATACATCGATTTAGTTGTACTATAAACAATGAAAATGCATCTAAAAAATTCTTAGCACTGTATAATAGAACTACATTAAGCAGGATGCGAATGACAAAATTTTTGCAAGATAATTTTAATAACGATTTAATTTTAAGTTGCAACTCGACACTCGATTCTTTTTATCAATGTAATATGTACTTGAAACCGTTAGATGGGAAAGAGCTCGAAGATTGGTTAAGACTCCAGAATGGCCCTGTACAAGATATAACACAAAAGTCAGTTTTGGAAATTATTGAGTTATCATCACAGTTTGCCAAAGACTATCTAATAGAAGTTGTTATGGAATCTAATCCTAGGATTTTGAGAGTAGTAACTGAAAAAACAATGAGAAGTTTTTTATTTGGTAAACCGTTTATTGTATATGCAGCCCCGGGTTTTCTTAAAATACTGACTGACATGGGGTTTAAAACTTTTCAACCGTTTATTAACGAAGACTATGATCTAATAGAAGATCAAAATTTGCGGTTTGCGGCAATACAACAAGAATTACTACGATTAGGAAGCTTGCCAATTGAAACTCTAATAGAACAATTAAAACCGTTAAACGATATTTTTTTGCATAATCAATTATTATTTCGAACTAGAAATTTTGATTTAAACAAAATAAAGTGGAGCAAGAATGCCGATTTCTTTGACCACGCTATGTTTTATCAATGATAGGTGTTATACTACACCTGTGCAAAAACAAAATTTACCTTTTTTCATTGACAGGATAAATATATATGTTATATACTGCAACGGTGCAGTGTATATCTAGGCACAACAAAGACCATCTTAAATTTATAGGAGAAACATTATGGCAACATCTTTAGCAGAAATTCGTGCAAAACTTCAAGCACAAGAAAGCAAAGGCCAAGGCGGCCAATCAGGCGGTGACAATGGCATTTACGCCCATTGGAACATCCCAGAAGGTACTACAGCTCGTGTACGATTCCTTCCAGACGCAAATACTAAAAACACTTTTTTCTGGGTCGAGCGACTAATGATTAAACTGCCTTTCGCAGGTATCAAAGGTCAGGTAGACAGCAAGCCAACATTCGTGCAAGTTCCTTGCGTTGAAATGTGGGGCGAAGCATGTCCTATTCTTGCAGAAGTTCGTACTTGGTTCAAGGACAAGAGCCTTGAAGAAATGGGTCGTAAGTATTGGAAGAAAAAATCTTATCTGTTCCAAGGTTTTGTCCGCGACAACCCGTTGAGCGACGACAAATCCACTGATAATCCAATCCGTCGTTTTATTATTAGCCCTCAGATTTTTAATCTAGTAAAAAATGCACTCATGGATCCAGAATTGGAAAATCTTCCCACTGACTACGAAGGCGGGCTAGATTTTAATATCAAGAAAACCAGCAAAGGCGGGTATGCCGATTACAATACTAGCACATGGGCTCGTAAAGAAAGTGCCCTAACTCAAGCCGAACTTGAAGCAGTGGAAAAATTTGGACTGTATAATTTGGCAGACTTTTTGCCCAAAAAACCCAGTGACACTGAACTAAAAATCATCAAAGAAATGTTCGAAGCCAGTGTAAATGGCGAACCGTTTGATGCAGACAAATGGAGCGCTTATTACAAGCCAGCTGGAATGGCTAGTACTGCTAGTAGCAACAAGTCTGATGATGATCATACGCCCGTTGCAAAACCTGTGGCTGTAGCTCGTCCAGCACCTGCGGCAACACAGGATGATCCCCCTTTTGAAGTAGACGAACCAGAAGTCACTGCACCAGTCGCGGCGGCTAAACCCGCTAGTCAACGTGCAGAAGATATTTTGGCAATGATTCGTAATCGTCAAAAGTAATGAAACTTACAGTTGTACTAGGCGCCTCAGGAGAGGCGTCTTTTGACATCTTACTCAATGATAACGACTTTGTCCGTAAATGGCTGAATGAATTTCGGTGGTGCTTAGACAATTGTAATATCAATCAACAAGAAGCGTTTTCGGGTTTACTAACTTTAAGTGAATCTGAGCAAATTTTAAGAAATGCTTGTGTCACTATTAATAAGTATTTGAAAAATTTTATTGAAATTCCTACAGATTTTGTTTCTCAACCACAAGAATATTTCAATTACTTGCATTTAAAATTTGAACAGTTAAGCGGAGAGTTTGGTAAACCCACCAAACTGTTTAGTATTGCAAACTTAGAGCTCAAAGAAGCTATACGCAATCTAAATTATTTTGTTCATAGAATTGAAAAAAAACAAAAAGTAATACCCAGTCTTTATTTGAGTTTTAATAAAGATCAATATCGACGACTTCCGTTGGAAAAATTAGACTACGAATATTTTGATTTTAAATTTCCACCAGGCACGTTATGTTTACATTATGTTGAGCTTGGAAAAGAATTTTTAGATTTATACGAAGATAATTTATCAATCGAATATGCAAATTTTAAAAATTTGCACTATTACAGCGGAGAAGCATCTCTTATGTTAACTGAAGTTGATTTTTTTAAAGATTTGAAATATGTAGAATGGATTAAAACGAATAACGTTGATCCATACGACAAAACATTGGGGCATGGTCGTATTCCTTTGGGCTCGGTTGACAACCCGGCCGATGTTTATAGTAAAATTCAAGAACACAAACATATAAAAAATATTTTAATTAAGGACTAATTATGGCAAATAAACCATTTGATTTATCAAAATTTAGAAAAAGCATCACCAAAAGCATTGACGGTATTAGTGTAGGATTTAGAGATCCAGACACGTGGATCTCTACCAACAACTATGCACTAAATTATCTTATCAGCGGGGACTTTAATAAAGGAATCCCCATGGGCAAGGTCACTG